ATGAATCATTACGATGAAATTTGTTCAAAAATTGAAGAATTGAAAATATCTTTACGTGATAACGTAAATTTAACAGATGAAGAAATTATTTTATTAAAATCAAGATTAGAAGTATTAAACACAGAATTTCAATCTTTATTAGGTAAAAGATTTGAGAACGATTAATGAACAAGAAAGACCTCAAAAATGAGGTCTTTTTTTATGGTTATGTATTGAGTTGTGACACTCGGAACATAGAGATTGTAAATTGTTGAAGTCATACGCTACTTCAATACGTCTCAATCCGTCGTAATTCATAAATGAATCAATGTGATGAATGTGTTCTGCGTAACTGACTTTATTTTCCTGTAAACAGACCTCACAAAGTGGTTGTTCTTGTAACTTGATAAGTCGTAACTTCCGCCACCTGTCAGTTGCGTATATCTTCTGTCTTTCCTTTCGTTTGTCGCTAGTATTTTGTTTCTTAGGTAATCTGTTAATGAACGGCATAAGTGTTTCTATTATATTTTTTATTATTATTGTTGATAGGTAAGTGATAAACTTCTTTCCAAACTTTGTCTATTCTATCAGTTGAATAAGTTGTTTTATTCATTTTTTTAAATTCTTTTTTCAGTGACTTTAAATCAATCTTATTGAGATTCCATATTATTATATAATCTGTATAAATGACTATATAAAGAGGTGTATAATTACTGTCTGACATTAGTTGTTCGTATTTGTCCGCCTCTATGAACGAAGTGTCGTACTTATCAGAATTGAACGTTCTTTCTTTTATTTCTATATTATAAATTCCTGTCTGACTAGTACTAGTATATCCTGTTACCTTTAAATCGGTTCTATCTGTTATTGATTGTTTATCTATGATATTACTTTCAAAGAGGTAATCAAATAAGTTCTTTACTATTTCTCTATCTTTTTCCTCCTGTATTTCAATTCTAGTCATTACTCATATTCTTTACTATATAATTATGTTGTAACAACTCAATTTTTTGTTCTAGTTTGTTTATTTTTTGTTGATAAATAATCGATTGTGACAGTAACGCTATGGTTATGTATACAATACTAATCACTAGATAACTTTTTCTTTTCATACTTTTTCTTGTTTAGATTAATTATTTTATATATAAATATGTCTAAAGTTCAGAAAAGTCATAGAAAAGTAAAAAAATATAGAAAAATACGTTATTTTCCTGATTTCGGACAGAAAAACGTAAAATAAGGGGTTTTTAGAGGTTGTTTACCGTTTGTGGTAACTTGTTAGGGAATTGTATAAAAGTGTCTTAAATCGTCTAAAAATGGGGTTATTTGATGTATATATGGATGGCGTAGACACAAAAAAAGAGGTCTATTTATCACAAACAAACCTCTTAGAATAAAAATAATTAATTTTATATGGAAATTTTAAAAATAATCTTTGATATATAATAAATACATAAAAAAAATTGAAAAGTCAATAGAATGAGAAAATATAATAGTTATTTCATTATAATTGATTGATATACAAATATATAGTATGAAAAATATTTGGCACTAAATTTTGTATTATGGATTTTTTATGCTATTATTTATTACCGTTGATTTTGACGGCGTAAAAAATATTAATAATATGGAAAATAATTATTACGAATGTGGTTTTTGTTACGAAAAACGTCTATTAGATGACTGTATTAAAGATTTAGTTGAAAATATTGAATTTAGTTATGTTGTGATTCGGATCTATAGAGGTGAAGAAAAAAAAGAGTTTCAAATAAACAAAGAAAATCTATATGACATATATAGTCTAATAGATGACAATGTTAGTTATATTGATATACAATCAGATACTATATACGAGGAACGACAACAAATAACAGAAAGTTATAATGTCGACAATAGTAAGATACGATTTATTTAATTTTAAAGACACTCAATTAAGAGTGTCTTTTTTTATTCCCTGTTACGCAGCGGACAACATTTTGAATCTCTTATTTATCCTGTTAATCTTAATTATATGACCGATACGATAATTAATTGAAAGTGTTTCATTATCGATTGTCTTTACACTCTTATTAGCGTCTTTAACTTCATTGTTTGTTTGTTCTTCTTTCATAGTTATTTCTTTATTATTTGATTTATTATATTGTCTTATATTGTCGGTTAATCCGTTTTCTTTCATAAACTTTAATAGGGTGTTTTTACAGATCTTTAAACCGTTTTCTTTCATATATTTAAGATTCTCACTAACAGATAAAGAACAATCAAACAATTCACCTATTTTTTGTTGATTGATTAGTTTTCTACCGATATTTTTAGTTGTATTACTTTTTACGTTGTATTTCTCATTGTAAAGAGGATTAGACATATATATTCTACTGTCTTTATGTTGTTCAATCATATCATTATAAGTACTTATATCCGTCTTCATAACGTTGTTACAGATGTTATATATATCTTTCTTTGTTATGACATCTTTACGATTGTCTATGAAGTGATATAGTTCGAATAATAACATTGTCAACATATATTCTTTACTGATTGAAGGTAACATATAACGTCTTAATATTCCATTAAGGAATAATAGTCTTTTTCTTCCCTGTCCGTCTTTTTTCTTTATTATACGATGTGTTGTAACCTCATTACCGTTAGTTGTTTCTTGTTTATCCTTATACCAATATCTTTTTATTGAAATGTAATTATTAGGTAACATTATATGAGGTGTGTCTTCATCTACTTCATTTAAGGGTGTATGTTCAAAAAAAGAATATTCTACACTATACTTATGTAGTATATCTGTTATTGATAAATTCCAATAATCAATCATATAATCATTTTTATAATTGTTCATTTCAGATGGTATAATGTTTCTCTTCTCTTTACTTATACAATCTGAAATGAACATTTGATTTTTATTAAAAGTAGAAGTAGAATAGATATTAGTATAATTAGTATAGTAGTCAATATTTCTAGTTCCATTTCCTCCGTATTGTTGATTAGAAGAAATACAAGTATTATCAATATTAATGTTAGGATATTGTTCTTTGATTGAATTAATTAAAGTAGTTACAATATTACTATACATATCATTACTAGTAATTGTGTCCTCAAATATATATACCAGTCTAAATGATCTTAAATCGTTTGTGTCCGATGGTGTGGTATAAAGAAGGTTAGGTTTAAACTTCAATGATTCTTTAAATTGAAATAGATTACAATTAAGTATAGTCTTATCAATATCAATAAAGACAGATTGGGCAAAGAAGAAATTGTTCTTTGTCTTATCTTTTATTATGAAGTTAGATTTGTTAAAGTTGTGACAGAAAGTGTGTCCTTTAATAACATATTCAACTAGTTGTTCTAGTGTTATGTTCTTGTTAGAATAAGATAGTTTGTTCCAATTTTGACATTTAGCGTCAAAACTTTGATCTGATACAGAAAGATTAAATGTGTGTGACATAGGTTTTATTTTTTCGGTTCTTTATTAGATAAGTCTAGAGAAGGAAGAACCTATTAACCTTCTCTAGACGTGTAACATTAAAGGTTTATAACTCCTTTAATTAATCGTTACTATATATAAATATGTCTAATATTACGAAAAGTCATACTCAATACTAATTAATACGAAAAAAGTTTCAATAAGTCAAATATTTGATAAAAATTATTCAACTATATATAAGGTGTAATATGAAATATAATGTTTTTTTCATTATAATTATATTTTATTTAATTTGAAAAAACTAATGTAGTTAATTTGTGCCTATTAAAGTTAATAACATTAAACATATTTTTAATTAAAAACATACTCAAATAACTGTATATGTGTTTATTAACTCAACTAAAAAATATAATGAAATAAATATTATAAACAAACATTTATTAAATATTTTTGGTTTTTTTGGTTGTTGGTTTAAATACTTGTATATTTGTTTCATAATTCAACGGAAAAGGTGAAGTGAAAAAAAGTTAGTTAAAAGTTTGACTTTTTCGAATAAAATATGTACTTTTTATAAAAACGGAGATATTTATATAAATAAGAATAAAATAAATAATTTAAAAAATGGAAGAAAGAGAAAATTTTATCGTTTTTGTTGACGAAAGAGACGAAAGTATTGTAATGTGTTCACTAGACAAATTTGAATTATTAAACGTGTGTGGAAGAAATAATTCAGATGGTGTAAAATTGTCTTGTGAAGATTGTGGGTGTATAAGTCTTGATAATGTTTGTTGTGAAGATTTGAGAAAATCTTTTTTAAAAGATTTTAATAGTAAATTCAATACCGATTTTAAGGAATATGATGAGTTTGAAGATTATTATGACAATAATAAAAGTGAATTAAAGACTTTTGTTGAAAATTGGAAGAATGAGAATGAAACACACATAGAAGAAGAAATTTATGAATTTTGGACCGGAAATTATTATAGATGTCTAAGTCTTGAAAATTTAAATTATGTTAGTGATAATATGAAATCTGATATATTAAAAGATTTTTATTCAAAAAAAAGAAAATGGTATGATTTTATTAGTCCAGAATATGTAGGTGATTATTGGAATTATAAAGTAGTAGAGAAATAAATAATAAAACTAAACTAATACTATGAATAAAACACTAATAGAAGATAGTATAATAGATAATATAAAAGACAGTAGCAGATTAGTTAAATCGGGAGCTACATTTCTGACAGGTCTAATAGGTGACATTTATTTACCTCATTCAACTAACAACACTATTGAAGAAATAAATATTATACCTTCAAAAATGACTATTACGATAGAAGTTAATAAACAATATCCTGAACAACTACTTATTAACGATATTTCTAAGTCAATAAATGATAAACTTGAAAGTACTATTCTATGTGATTATAACGACTTATCAGGTCTTATAATCGCTCAATGGGGACGAATAGTAATAGACTCAATAGAAGACATTGACAACGAAAAAATAAAAATAAAAATAAGTTCAAATTTTGGATTTGTTAAAAAATAAAAATAGAAAACACAAAATAATACTATGGCAAAAAGAATTAAGATAGAGATCAACAAGGATCTAGAGAAAGAAACACAGGACTACATTTACGCTGTAAATAAGTTTTTAAGAAAAAAGAATAACGGTACAATAGCGGATGAATGGTTGGGAGCTATTGAAATGTTAACTCAAAATTATGATATGTTTATCAAGTGTAGAGATCAGATAAAAAAAGACGGACTTATGATTGATGATCGATTCGGAGGGATAACAAAACACCCGCTAATTAAAGTACAACAAGACGCACAGATACAATGTGTAAAGTTGATTAATGAATTCGGATTATCTCTTAAATCAAATTTAAAACTATCTGTAGAAGACACAGACGATAAAGAGGAAGATTCACCTTTAATGAATTTTGTGAAGAATATAGAAAAAAGATAACTAAAATTGGATATAATAAATTTTTAAGAACTAGTACTTTATGTATTAGTTCTTTTTTTGTGTAAAATTGAAATGTTGGGAATATTTATAAATATGAATATAGAACAACAGACATATTATATTTACGCACAAGACGTAATAGACAACAAAATAGTAACGAATAACTATATAAGACTAGCGTGTGAACGTTTTTTCAAGTTATTGGATAATGATAAATATTACTTCAATATTGATGCTGTAGACAAAGTAATTAACTTCATTTCAATAATTAAGCACTACTTAGGAAAACACGCCAATAAACCTTTCATATTGCAACCTTGGCAAACATTTATTATCGCGTGCGTCTATGGGTTCTTTAGAAAGGACACAGGGAAACGATTATGTAGGAACGTGTTTATTCTTATGAGTCGTAAACAAGGAAAGTCGGCATTAGCGGCGGCACTATCACTATATCACTTAATAGCGGACAATGAACAAGCGGGAGAAATATTCTTCGCCGCGAACAGTCGGGAACAAGCAAAGATATTGTTGAATATTACTTCAAACTTCGCAAAGTCTTTAGATCCAAAATTGAAATCATTAGAAATCTACAGGGATACAATTAAATTCAAGGCACTAAATTCTTTCATTAAAGTTGTTAGTGCGGACACTTCAAAATTGGATGGTTATAATTTAAGCTTCGCTGTAATTGATGAAGAACACGAGGCGAAAAATTCAAAAATGATTGATGTAATTAGTTCCTCTATGGGTATGCGTGAGCAACCTTTATTGTTAGAAATTAGTACAGCGGGTTTTAATCTTTTTGGTGTATGTAAAGAAAAATTTGACACTTGTACGGAGATATTACAGGGGGTTAAAGAAGATGATTCTTTAATGTGTTTTCTTTATACACTTGACGATAAGGACAAATGGGATGATCCGACAGTTTGGATAAAGAGTAATCCAAATTTGGGGATAACAGTAACAAAAGACTATATAGAGCAAGAAGTAAACAAGGCGAAGAACACACCATCTTTGGAGGTTAGTGTTAAGACAAAGAACCTTAATATGTGGTGTTCTAGTTCGGAGGTGTGGATTCCAAATACTTACATTCTTCAAAGTACTAAGACATTGAATATAAACGACTTTAAGGGGTGTAGTTGTTACGTTGGTGTCGATTTATCTAGTGTTAGTGACTTAACAGCGGTTAGTTATATGATAGTTAAGAGCGATAATTATTATTTCTACAATAAATATTATTTACCTGAATCTGCGTTAGATGGAAACTCAAATAGTGAACTTTATAAAAAATGGAAACGACTTGGATATATAACAATAACAAGCGGGAATGTTACAGACTACGACTATATCACTAATGATCTTATGAAGATGAATAATGTATTACTAATTCAATCAATTGCGTATGATAGTTGGAATAGTACTCAATGGGCAATAGACGCGACTAGTAAAGGTCTTCCCTTGCAACCTTTCGCACAAAATATTGGGAATTACAACAGACCAACTAAGGAATTTGAGCGTCTTATATTACAAGGTGATAAAGTAATAATAGATAACAATGAGATAACTAGATATTGTTTTCAAAATGTTAAATTAAAATTCGACTATAACGATAATTGTAAACCTATAAAGTCAATCGCACAGCAAAAAATTGATGGTGTAATTGCGATGTTGACAGCACTAGGATATTATTTAACCGTTCCGCACTATAACTATGATGTAATATAAATTGAATGTGTTTTTTTCTGAAAGAGAGATATTTATATATAAACGAAATATATATGAGTATTTTTAATTTTAGAAAAAAAACACAAAATAAAGAACAGGAACAAAGAAGTCTAATAGGACTTGACACGGCGTTAAACTTTTCTACTTTTTCATCTTTCACTTCGGGAGACGCAGCGATGAAACTAAGTGCGGTGTATCGTGCTGTAGACTTAATTAGTGATAGTATCGCAATGTTACCTTTAGAGGTTCAGTTAATCACAGACGGATATAAGACTAAACACATAAATCATTCTTCTTATGACTTATTGAATAAACAACCTTCAAACCTTATGAGTCGTTACACATTCATTAAATTGTTGGTTAGTAGTGTGATATTAAGGGGAAATGGTTTTGCGTACATTCAAAGAGACGGAGCGGGTAACGCAACAAGTTTTCAATATCTTAGACCTGAAAACGTCGTAATTTCTTATAATGAATTAACAGGAAAACTAAACTACTATTCAAGCCAGGTCAAAGGAGTGATTGAACCTTGTAATATGTTACATTTTGTCAAATATTCCCTAGACGGAATAAACGGAATAAGTGTACTACAGAACGCACGTAACACTTTGGGACTAAGTTTTGACACTGACGCACAGGCGGCACAATTTTACAAGAGCGGTTGTAATCTTCAGGGCATATTAAAAGTTGAAGGACAACTTAATGACTCACAGATAAATAATATTAAAAGTTCTTGGAACAAAGCGTATGCGGGTAATGGTGTTGGAAGTGGTCTAGCGGTGTTGCAAGGTAATATGACATATCAACCAATACAGATATCTAGTAAGGACGCACAATTAATTGAATCACGACAATTCAACCTTACAGACATTGCAAGATTCTTTGGCATTAGTCCTGTAATGTTGGGAGACTTAACACACAGTTCATATTCAACTATTGAGGCTACGCAACTTGCATTCCTTTCTCAAACTATCCAACCTTGGTTAGAACTTTTTGAGTTAGAATTTAGTCGTAAAATATTTAAACCTAGTGAGAAAAATTTATCTGTAAACTTTGACGATTCTAAATTAATCAAAACCGACAAATCAGCGTTAGCAACCTATTATCAACAACTCTTTAATATTTCCGCAATCACACCAAACGAGATCAGAAGGGAAATTGGTTTAAACTCAATCGATGGCGGAGATTCTACTTATATGCAATTGAATATGTCTACTACAAAAAATATAAATAATTCTGATACAAATATAGAATAATTATAAAGTAACAGATATTTATTAATAAAGTAATAATATGAACAAAGAAACTAGATATATAGACAGTCAATTTAGATCTTTAGAGGACAGTAGAACAGTTGAAGGATACGCTTTAGTCTTCAACTCACAATCAGAAGACCTAGGAGGATTTGTTGAAATAATTGATAAGAACGCATTAGACGGAGTATTAGAAAATAGTGATGTTCTATGTTTGTTAAATCATAATGAAGACAAAGGAGTATTAGCGAGAAGTAGACAGGGTGAAGGTTCATTAACTCTTTCAATCGATGAAGTCGGACTTAAATACACATTTCAAGCTCCAAACACCGCACTAGGTGATGAATTATTAGAAGGATTAAAACGAAAAGATATAACATCTAGTTCTTTCGCATTCTCATTAGCGGATAACGGTGATAAATGGGAAAAACAAAGTGATGGAACATATATAAGAACAATCTTAAAGTTTGACAAAATATTTGATGTATCGCCAGTCTACAACCCTGCGTATTTGAGTACTTCTGTTAATTGTAAAAGATTTATTGAAGTGAAAAAGATTGAAATAGAGGAACTTAACAATTATTGGTTAGAGTTAGAAGAACAAATAAAAGATTAAATAAAACACAACAAAATGAATAGTCTAGAAATCAAAGACAAAAAAGAACAGATTAAAAAAAGAATGTCTGACATTGTAAGTAATTGTAAAAAGGAAATTAGAACAATGACAGAGGAAGAACAGACACAATTCGACGATGCGAAATCGGAGATTGAACAACTTAATCAACAATTAGTTGACTTAGAAAACGAATTACAACAATATCAGAATGAAAGTGATTCAGTTGATAATGTCGAAGAATTAAAAAATAAAAGAAAAAATAACACACAAACACAAATGGAATTTAGATTAATTAAAGCGATCAACGACATCGCAAATAACAGACAATTAGACGAATCAGCACAAGAAATTAACAAAAGAGGTGTTGAATCAATGAGAAAATCAGGACAAAATTACGGTGGACAAATCTTGTTACCTATTGAGTCACGTTCAACTATTTCCGCAACCGTTGCAGGTTCAGGAATTGAAAATGTCGCAGAGGACAAACTAGGTATTCTTGAAGCACTTAGAAACAACTTAGTACTTTCACAAGCGGGTGCAACTTTTATGACAAATTTGATAGGTAATGTTTCTATTCCTACATATTCAGGTTCTAATGTTGCTTGGGCTGGTGAAACAGATTCGGCAAATGACGGTTCAGGAAGTTTCGGTGAAATTGAATTAGCTCCAAAAAGATTGACCGCTTATTTGGATATTTCAAAACAATTCTTAAATCAAGACAGTAACGACGCAGAAGCAATGTTGAAAAATGATTTAGTTGCAGCTATTTCTGATAAATTAGAAAGTTCAATCTTTGGTAGTTTTTCAGGTTCAACAACTCAACCAGCCGGCTTATTCTCAATTGTAACTCCTGTTACAGGTGTAACTTCTTACTCTAAAGTTGTATCACTAGAAGAAGGTCTTGAAGGTAAAAATTACGGTGATAAAGTATTTGTTGTAAATCCAAAAGCTAAGTCAACTTTCAAAACTACCGCTAAGGCTACAGGTTCAGGCGTAATGGTTATGGAAGGCGGAGAAATGGACGGATACAAAGTATTAACATCTAACGCAATTGTTGATAAAGGTGTTGTATTCGGATCGTTCAACGATTATGTAATCGGACAATGGGGAGCACTTGACATTACAGTAGATCCTTATACAGTGGCTAAAGATGGTAAGATTCGTCTTGTAATCAACGCATACTTTGACGCAAAACCACGTAGAAACGATTCTTTCGCAACAGGTATCGCGTAATAAAACAAATATCATTCACTCACATGGTGAGTGAATGATAATATAAAAAATAATCAAAATGTACATTACATTAGAACAAGCGAAACAACACTTAAATATAGATCAAAGTTACTCAATTGACGATGAATATATATTACAATTAATAAATGTTGCGGAGGATGTAGTGAGTAAACATATTGACGATTTATTGAAAGATATTGAGATTGCAGAAGGTATTCTACCTCCTGCAATTTCTCATTCTATATTATTGTTAGTAGGAAATTTCTATGCAAATAGAGAACCTGTAGCGTTCGCGTCTAGTAACGAAATACCTTTAAATTATCAATATCTTTTATCACTATATAAACATTATAAATAAAAACTATGCAAGCGGGACTATTAAGATATTATATAACTATTGAACAACAAGACGTCACAACTAACGACTTCGGTTCACAGACTGTAAATTGGACGAAATACACAGACACTAAGTGTAATATAAAGTACAATAGCGGTAATAAGGTTGTGCAAAATAGTGAGATTGTTAATATCTATTCTATCACGTTCATTGTAAGAAGATATATTCAAGTAGTTGAAAATATGAGAATCGTTTATAACGGTAAGAAATATAGAATACTTTCAATTGAAGACGATTTAAAACTAAATCAAAAAACTATTATCGGGGAGTTAATTAATGAATAACGGTGTTGAAATAGATACGCAACAAGTCCTTTCTATGTTTTCAGAATTAACAAGTAAGGAACGAAAAAAGACTTTCAAACTATCATTAAGAAAGTCCGCCAATATATTACGCAAACAAGTTGTTAGTAACCTTAAATCAGTTGTTAAAGACGTAAATACAAAGAATCGATGGAATCAAAAAACACTTCAATCAGGGGTTAGATTATCAGTTGAAAAAGATTCACAAAGTGTAAAGGTTCACATTCTTGGTGATTTTAGATTGAAATTTTTTGAACTTGGAACAAAGAACAGATACAACGAAAAAAAGAAAAAGGTAAAACTAAAAAAAGAACGTTATACAGGATCAAACAAAGCGAATTATTATTTCAAGAACGCAAAAACACAAACAGAACAACAAGTTTTTTCTTCACTAGAACAGTCATTCACAGACATAATAAAGAAAATAAATGACAAACACAAATGAGTTTATTAATAAACAAATGTATATATACTATTCTTTCGACAGACGTACAACTAAAGTCTAAAGTTGGGAGTAAAATATATCCGCTCATAGCGAACGAAAATACTACATTTCCTTTCATTGTTTTTAAACGTAATTCTTTTTCAGTTGAATATACTAAAGACGGAGTACTAGAAGACAGTACACAAGTTGATATTATTGTAGCGTCTGACAATTATAGTGATAGTGTAGAAATTGCGGACATAGTACGTAATACATTAGAATTGAAGAAAGGAACATTCAACAACATAAACATTAAAGAATGTAAATTATCTAGTGCCGATGAGGATTTTTTGGAAAATACATACATTCAAACATTATCTTTTACAATTACAACAAATTAAAACTACTCAACCTTAACTAAATACAAAGTAAGAGATATTTATATAATAAATAAAAGTATATAAATATTTAAACAAATGGCAAACACAGTTATAAACGGAACAGATTTAACTTTATTCACTAAAACAGGTACGGGATCAACATACAATCCTTTGGCATACGCGAAGACTTCAACTATTCAAATTTCAGCGTCAACATTAGAGACAAGTTCAAAAGATAGTGGTAAATGGACGGATAAACAAGCTAGTAAATTAAGTTGGAATTGTTCAACTGAAAACCTTTACAGTGAAGATGCAACTAACGGATATTCGGTATTATTCAACGCAATGACAAACAGAACACCTGTAGCGATCGCATTCTCAACAAGTGGTACGGCAAAAGGTTACACAGGTACGGCAATAATCACAAGTCTATCAATTAACGCCGCTGACGGAGAGAACGCAACATTTAGTTGTAGTTTAGAGGGAACAGGTGAATTAATTTCACGAGTATAATTTATTCTTAACAATTAAAGATTTAAAGACACTTATATATTGAGTGTCTTTTTTTTGTTTATAGTCCTCATTTATTCATTTCACAGACTATTTATATATAAAGTAAAAATATATGAATATAACTATTAACAACAAGGAATACATTTTAAAATACACTGTTAGAGCACTATTTGTTTTCGAAAAAATAAGTAACAAAATGTTTGAAGGAAAAACACTAACAGAACTATATCTATTATTCTACTCTATTCTATTAGCGAACAACAACATTGACTTCACATTTGATGATTTAATAAATTATTGTGACGAGGATTTAACTTTATTTACTCAATTCAACGCTTGGTTAATGGATGAATTTAAAGTTCAGAATCAATTCACCGAAGAGAAAGAAGACGTAAAAAAAAAGAAGAAAGGAAAGAAGTAACCTTTAAGGAAATATTCAAAATAATTGTCATTCAAAATAGAATATGTTCCATTGAATACTTTTTCGACAAAATGAGAATGTACGAATTGAATCTAATACTAGAATCTTTACACCTAAGTAATAAAGACAGTTGGGAACAAACGAGAATGATAAGTTATATTATCGCACAGTCAAACAGTTCAAAAACTCTTAAACTAACGGATATAATGAAATTTGAATGGGACGAACAAACAGATAATGAAGACACAAAAATAACAAAAGAAGATATTGAAAGAATTAAACAAAAATCTTCGGAGTATTTAAAATATTTGAATAATGAATCTAGTACAATACAACCTTAATACTAATCAATATATACAGGAAGAAACAAAGAAAAAACAAATATATCTACACCATACAGCGTCTAGTTATAACGCTAAGCCTGTAATTGATAATTGGAATAGTAATAAGGAAAGAATAGGCGTATGTGTAGTTATTGCGGGTGATGGAACAATATATCAGTCATTCAATAGTAAATATTGGGGTTATCACTTGGGAGTTAAAGAATCAGTATTCAAACAATATAACATACCTTTTCAGAACTTAGATAAAATCTCAATCGGTATAGAAATATGTTGTTGGGGACAACTCACAAAAAAGGGTGATAAGTATTACAATTATCTAAATAAAGAAGTTCCTTTAAATGAGGTTATTGAATTAGATAAAGAGTTTAAAGGATATAAATACTTTCATAATTATACAGACAAACAGATAGAGTCTATAAGGGATTTATTGACCTTGTTTAGAGACAAATATTCAATTGATATAAAGTATAATGAAGATATTTTTGACGTCTCTAAACGAGCGTTAAGGGGTGAAAATGGGGTGTATACACATAATAGTGTTAGAGTCGATAAGGTCGATATTTACCCTAATCCAAAATTAATAAAAATGTTAAAACAATTATAAAATAATGGCTGATTTAGTAACAAGGATATTACTTGATAACAAAAACTTTGACGATAATATATTAAAGTCAAAACAACAATTACAGACATTCAACGAAATGACATCTAGTGTTAAAGATGTTGTAGGAAAGTTCGCGATAGGTATCGGGATTGCGGGCGGTGCAATGGAAACATTTAATAAGTTCATTGAAGCGGGACAGGGTACCGCTGACAATTGGTCTTTCGCTATTGGAACCGCTAAAGATACTGTAGACTTATTTTTCACTAGTATAAATACAGGTGACTTTACGGCATTCAATAGAGGTATATTGAGCACTATAAAGAATCTTCACGAACTACAACGAGTTAGAGATGATTTGGCGGATACAAAGAATAGTACTAATGTAATGCGTTCACAATATTCTTATCAATCACAAGAATTAAAAGCGATAATTAATGATCCAAAATCAACTAAACAACAAGTAGCAATAGCGAAAAAACAATTACTTAATATTACTAAAGATTTTTCTAAACAACTTGAAGAACAAAATAACATTAACACTGATGAACTTAAAAAAAATGCGAGTGCAAAAACAGGGAGATATTATACACAGAACGATATAAAGAACTTCGCTACTGTATATAATAATCCTGCCTCACAAGATCCTAGAAAGAAAAAGTTCGACTCTTTTAATGAAAAAATGAGTGAGTTAGAAAGTAAGTTATATACTACTACTACAACATTCACAAATTACGGAGCTGTAGCAACAAAGGGTAAAGATGCGAAAATTGAAAAACAAATAAACGCACTCAAAAAACAAAATAACGAGTTAGACAGAATGCGTGTATTATCTAAACAAGGCGATAAGCAATGGAATGAATACTATAACAGTCTTAACGAATATTATAGTACTAAATCAGAAGCGGCACAAAATTTAAACTTTGCAATCAAACAAGAAAATAAAGCGAACAAACGTATTAACGGAAAAAGTAGTAGTGGTTCAAATAAAAAAGATGAGATTATTTATAAAGAAGGAAGTATTGGATATTTAGATAAACAAATAACTGAATATAAGAAAAAATTAGAACAAGCAACAACAGACGCAAGTCGACAGGGTTTTGCAAAAGTAATTAAGGAACTTGAAGACGAAAAAATAACTCTTCAATTTGTCGCAAAATATGGTGACATTAAAGATGTTAAAGACCAAAAAATTAATGGAGCGATTAATTCTAAAAGTTCGGGGTTTGATGTTTCACAATACAACAAAATAGACACTACTAAATTTAAACCAATTATCAAAAAAGAAGATATTGACAACACTAAAGAATATATGGACAATTTAGTGGGAATGTCTCAAATACTTACTAATATAACAAGAAACACAGATAAGAGTGCTGCGTCTTGGATTAGTTGGGGTGCTAATACGTTGGCTGCAATGGCAACAGTAATTCCACAAGTTCTCACTTTAATTGGATTGAAAAAAGTAGACGCGGCAGTAAGTAAAGAAGGTGCGGTAGCAAACGCCGCTAAGAGTGCGGCAGAAACGCCGGTCGTTGGTTGGATTCTTGCAATATCCGCTGTAGCTGCACTTACAGCGTCAATGTTATCTATCCCAAAATTTGAGAGCGGGGGTATTGTGCCAGGACTTAGTACAACAGGTGATAAAGTTCTAGCACGTGTAAATTCAGGTGAAATGATATTGAATAAAAAGCAACAAACACATTTATTCAATATTTTAAATAACGGTGTTAGTTCTAATAATAGTAATATAAGTAGTTCAGAAATACAACTTAAAGTAAAAGGTACTGATCTAGTAGGAGTATTGAATAACTATAATAACAAGTATAATAAACTAAGATAATATGTATAAACTATTATATTTTTCCGATTTTAAATCACTAGAAGATAATAATATTAGAGTTGAAATATATAAAGATACAGAAGATAATATTGAGTCTAAAGAACTCGTACTGTCTTCTGATTCTGTAACTATTGAATATAATTCAGATTCAATTTTCAAGGGTCTTAAACAGTCTAATTGTTCAGTAAACATATACACAAAAACTATTCTATCTGACTTATATACAGGAAAACTAAATGAGATATTAATTAAGATATTCAAAAATGGAGAGTTATTTTGGTTCGGTTATGAGACACAGAACGTTTATACAACTGATTTTTCCGACGAAACAAATAAATTATCCTTAGAGTTTATCGACACTATAGCACAGTTAGATAATGTTAAATATAAGAATATAGATACGATTAATAATAAATCAGAGATAAGATCATTTTATGAGATAATAAATAAGATACTCAATATAATAGATCCGACTAAAGTTATAGATAATATCTATGTGAGTAAGAGTTTTTCAGTTGAAAATACTTTTGATCTATTGAATAATTTATACATTCAAGAAAAGAACTTTTTCGACGAAGAAAACGAGGCACAGACGTGTAAAGAAGTTATTGAAGACATTATAAAATTCTTAGGAATGAGTTTAATTCAATTTAAAGACTCATACTATATAATTGATTATGAGTGTCTAAAAAATAGTAACTATGACTTTTATAAGTACAATAGAAATGACTTCACAAATGATGGAATAATAACACTTACTAATACTGTAAGAAATTTATCAGAGATAGGAATATATGAGTCAAACGCAAGTATATCACTAGAGAATGTGTATAATAAAATAAATCTAGTATCTAACAGTAATAAGATTAATACACCTATTCCCGACTTATTTGACAAAGACGATTTAGTAAATCAGAATACAGACACTAATTATTATGAAATATTTTCGGGTTCTACTTATACATATTTTTTGGCGTGGTTTAATTCAAAACAAAATTGGACTACTAAGCCAACTATGACAAATTTATTTGATAGTATACCAATAATTAGTAAGTCAAATATGGGAACAATTGGATTAGGTTCTTTCTTTCAAAAAAATGATTCATTTAAGAATAAAGAGGATGAACCAACTAGTTTAAACTGGACTAATTATTTAACAATGTGTAATTCACAACTTCCTTTATTTGCAGACGATAAACCTAAAGACAGTTTTTTATATGTCAATAAATATGAAGATATAATTTATAAAGGCGGTTATTTGATCCTAAATATGGACTATAAACTAAGTAATACAGTTATTGCTGACGATAATTTAGACATCACAGGGACAACTGTAAACTATAGTAATTCAAAGTATTCAGCGGGTATATATCCAACAAAATTTGCGTGTCGTTTAAAAATTGGTGACTATTATTTTGATGGCGAACAATGGACACAATACAGTGCGTATACAAGTAACTTAACTTATTACAGTCAAATAACAGCGACAGAAGTAATTAGCGGAGTAAAGAAATATTATATATCAAATTTAGACAATTCAAAGACTTATATAAGTGAGACAGAATATAATAAGATTAATCTTAAGGATAAATTTTGGATTATACATACTAATAAGAACGGAGATAGTATATTAAATGATTGGAAGACACTAGATAATAAGGTATCATATAAAATGAACTTAGTAGATGCGTCGGAAGGTGTTGCAATACCTGTTCCTAGTAATATGATCTTACAAGGTCGTTTAGAATTTGAATTGTCCTGTCCTGACACGTTGGGATTGGAACAATGTTATCAATCTAACTTAGAGACTAACGCAACACTAGCACGATATTGTCACATTAAAGACTTATCACTATCATATACTAATACTAAATATAAAGTAGATATATTCAATTCGGAAGACTTAGATACAGACACGAAATATACTAATGTAATCAATGAAGACTTTATAACTGATTTAGAAGATGTGACTTTGAAGGTTAATACATTCACTTCAAAGTGTTCTTCATACTCTAATGTCATAATAAAGAAAGACAATAAATATGACTACCTGAATACTATTCATTCAGTAGCGGAAAATGTAGACGTAATACAAGAACAAAATATTATTAATAAGTACTATAATTATTATTCAACACCTAAATTTATTTATTCAAATAATATCAACAATAATAATATAACACCTTTATCCATTATATCAGTGAATGAAGTATCTAATAATATGTTGATTGATTCTTTATCTTATGACTTAAATAATGACTCGGTAAGTGTTAAATTGACACAGTTCTAACTATTTATATATAGATTAAATATTAATACAAATGATTCAAATACAAACAACATTAATTCCTCATACTGCACGTAGTAAATATTATAAAAATGTGGTAAAGAACTATACTAGTACTGTAACATCTTCTTACAGTACTTCTAGTAGTTCTACTACTTCAGATACTACATTGTCATTTAAGAACATTGATTCAACTACTACCATAGTATCAGGATATACACAGATAGATATAATGAGTTCTAATTACTTATATATAATTGATAATACTATTACTCAATGTGATATAGTATTGAATAACACTGTTAGTAAGTTAGTTGTTGTTTATATCCGTAATAATACAAGTAATACAATAACATTGAGGAATAAGTTTAAGATAGAAAACAATGGAAATGTATATGATCCTAATATGTTGAATATTATGTTATACAAAGGTTCAACACTTATCTTAAATATTAAACCTGATTCAGATATTATCTATTCAAATATGTTACATTCTATCATTGACGGAGGTACATTTTAAGATTTGGGAATATTTATATATTAAAGAATTATTATGACAATAGATATAGAAACAGTAACAACAGTAGTAAGTAGTGTCGTAAGTTGGATAGTAAGTAAGAAGTATATCTTCCCTTATATTAAACAGGCATTCGAATGGATTAGGAACTACAAAAAAGAAAAGGATAAAGAGAACATTGATAGTAGTAAAGAACTGTTAGAGATTAAAGACAAATCAAATGATGTGTATGAAAATCAATTACAATTCTGTATGAAACAAATTAGTGACTTACAAACTGTATTAACTCTTAAACAATCAGAGATAAACGATTATATCAATCAACTATCAGACTTACGCAATAAGATTGTAGACCTTCAGAAACAATTATACGACAGTCAAATGAAGTATAGTAAACTGTCTTCCTTGTGTTGTAGTAATAAGGAATGTCAATTTAGACAGAGTTGTAATGAGTAATAATATTAAACAATTAATATAAATGAGGATTATTTATTAGTTCTCATTTTTTTTGTTGTATGGGTAGGGGTATAAAATATTTTACAGATTTAGACGTTTGAACCACACCCAAGGTTAAGTCGCGCGCACAGAGAATTTTTCAAACTTTTGGTTTTTTAGTTTTTTGTTAAAAATACTAGAGATTCTTAATTTCTTGACTATTTATATAATACATAAATTATAACATAAATGGCACAAGTAATTAAACTAAAAAATTCCAGTGGTACAACATTACCAAGTTCCCTTGAATATGGGGAATTAGGGGTTATGTATGGAGTTGGAAATGAAAAAATAGTATTCAAAAATTCTAGTGGTACTATAGCACCAATAAACGATTGGAGTAAAATATTAAACAAACCAAACCTAGTAACAACCGACACAAACCAAACAATTACTGGTAAAAAAGTCTTTCAAAATGTCGATGGAGTATCAATAAGTAACGGAACTAATACAGTCACATTAAGTATTGATAGTAACGGTAAATTGAAAGTTGATGGTGATATATATAGTACAGGTGAAGTAAGTGCGTACGGTTCGGGGACAGGTTCAGGAGGTGGAAGTGGATTAATTTCTACTGTTTACGACTCGACAGGTTTAGGCGGGACATACTTAGACACTGACTACTCAAATACCTTTAACGCTTACACAGTTAATAAGATTAATAATGACTTAAATTCTTCATTACAAAGAATATCAAGTCTTGAAGGTGGATCAGCAACAAGTATAAACACGACAGGAACAGGAAATGTAATCACTAATATCAGTAAATCGGGATCAACATTAAACATAACAAAAGCGTCTACCGCTATACTTGAAGGTGATAGTAGATTAACAGATTCAAGAAAAAATCCTTATACACTTACTTTCAGTGGTTATAATACTAGTTCTTATGATGGTTCCGCAAATGTTACTGTTCCAATTCCTAGTAAAGTATCTCAACTAACAAATGATAGTGCGTTCTTAACCGCTATCACGAAATCACAAGTTGAAGGAGTATTAACAGGGAATATTACTTCACATACTCACTCGCAATATTTAACAGGTAATCAGAATATAACTCTAAGCGGAGACATTACAGGATCAGGAACAACAGGAATCGTTACTTCATTGAAAAATGTAGGAACAGCGGGAACATATAGAAGTGTTACGACTGACGCACAAGGTAGGGTTACAGCGGGAACTAATCCAACGACACTTGCGGGTTATGGAATTACTGACGCACTACCTTCAAGCGGTGGTACAATATCAGGTAATTTGACCTTAACAGGTAATTTGACTCTAAACGGTTCTACTACAACAATTAATTCAACTGTAACAACACTAGACGATCCAATTTTGACGCTTGGAGGTGACACGGCACCGGCAACAAATGACGGTAAAGACAGAGGTTTAGAATTTCGTTGGCATAATGGAACAACCTCAAAAGTCGGGTTCTTTGGTTATGATTCTTCAACAGGTTATTTAAGTTTTATTCCTGACGCTACCAACACTTCAGAAGTATTTAGCGGGACACTTGGAGACATCGCCGCAACTAATTTCAGGGGTAATTTAGTTGGTAATGCGGACAGTGCAACAAAACTTTCAAGTGCGAAGACTATTTCACTTACAGGGGATATTACAGGTTCAGTAAGTACTGACTTATCAGGAGCGGTAAGTATCGCAACGACCATTGCCGCAAATAGTGTCGTGTTGGGTACAGATACGACAGGTAATTACGCGGGTACTATTGCGGTGAGCGGTACGGGATTAAGTCTTTCAGGTGTTGCGGGTGAAGGTACAGCGTACACAATAACATCTAACGCAACGAACGCCAATACAGCGTCTACAATTGTTGCGAGAGACGGATCGGGAAACTTTTCAGCGGGTACAATTACAGCGGCGTTAAGTGGTAATTCTTCAACAGCGACAAAGTTACAGACCGCTAGAACTATTGCAATCAGTGGAGATGTAACAGGAACAGCGACAAGTTTTGACGGTTCAGGTAATATAAGTATCACTTCAACTATATCAGTTATTGACGGAGGAACGTGGTAATAATAAATAAAGATATTGAAAAATAATATATATGTCACAAACAGTAAAAATAAAAAATTCAACAAATACAAGTGCACCAACTAGTCTAGAATTAGGTGAGTTAGCACTTGGAACAACAGCGGGAAGTGAAAAGCTTTATATGAAAAATAGTGCGGGTTCTATTGTTGTGTTGAATGATTTTTCAAAAATATTAAATAAACCTTCAACACTAAGCGGTTATAATCTTTATAATTTAGATATTCAACATAATTCTTTATTTTCCAATCTTAATATAACAGATGTCACAGCCCTTGCAAATAATTCTGATTATCAGTTAGATTATTTACAATTTAACGCACCTAATAGTGTTGAATACTCAACAGATAATGGAAGCACTTGGGCAACTACTACAATACCTTATAATATGTTTGTCGGTAAATCTCATCGTGAATGGTCTAATTTTAGTTGTTTACCAACTTGGACTAATGTACGTTTTACTTGGAATAATATGGGTTATATTTATTACAATTATTTCTCAATGACTGATTGTACGAATGGAAATAAATATAATGCAATACTTCAATGTTCATCTGACGGTAATACGTGGAACGAAATAGGAAGGGCAAGTAATATAGATCATTGGCCAGGATATTTTGGATTGACTGTTAAAGGTAATACTGGTAGTAATTCTAAATTTCGGGTATTACTTAATCTAACACACAATAATTCTAATAATATCGATATAGGTTCTATGAGGTTATTTGCGTCCTATGGTGGTGGTATTCGTTTATTTGATTGGGATTATAACCGAAAAATAACGTTGTACGGAGACTTGACAGGTACTAAATTTATCAAAAATGGTGGTACAAGTTCACAATTTTTAAAAGCTGACGGTTCTATTGATTCTAATTCATACTATCATAGTGGTAACTTTACTAATCTTAATCAACTAACAACAAGAAATTTTTCTGACCTACAAAGTAAACCAACCACGCTGAGCGGTTATGGTATAACAGACGCGGCAACGTCTTCACATACACATAGTTATTTACCATTATCGGGCGGAACTATTAGCGGGAATTTAGGAACAACAGGAACACTAAATGTCACAGGACAAGCGACATTTAACGACCAATTTTACACCAAAAAAAATATAATGATGCAAAGTACTAGTGCATCAGGTGATAACACTATTTTTTCAAATGATCAACCAATAAATATTATTAAATACGATGCAAATTGGGTAAATAAATCTAGTATTAAATTAACTGATAGCGGAATAAATGCAACAGGGAATTTAACTTCAACAGGTTCAATTACTACAGGTGACTATTTATATACTAGTGGCGACAAAGGTTGGTACAATAGTAGTCGTGCTTGTGGTTTAACTAGTGACACTTACGGAGTTGTAAGGGGTTGGAATTCAACTAAATTCAAGATATATTCAACTGATTCAGATAGTATTAATACACTTGGAGGTATAACCGCAGCGGGTGAAATTACCGCTTATAGTGCTTCTGATAAGAGATTGAAAAAGAATATTAAACCTTTAAGGAACTCTTTAGATGTGATTAATAAACTTAAACCTGTTTCTTTCAATTGGAATAAGAAATCAAAAGAACTTAATCCCAATAAGGACGACAATAAACAATATGGACTTATCGCTCAGGATGTCGAAAAAGTTATTCCTTCTTTAGTTCATACGATATATAATGAATATAAATCAGTTGATTATCAACAATTGATAAGTATACTAGTGAGTTCAGTTCAAGAACAACAAAGAGAAATTGACGAACTTAAACAAACAATAAACGAAATAAAAAATAAAATGAAATAATATGTTACCAATAACAGGAATAACAACATCTTTAGTTTCTAGTACGATCGGACTAAGTAGTAACGATGTCGGGACACTTTGTAAATCTAGCAAAGTGAATAAATGGTCTAAGTATAAACCTGTAAATTATTCAAGTAATGGAAGTATTTACGGTACTAGTGGGAATGATACAACTATTCTTAAATCAGTAAATTACGGTTTTTCAATTCCTACATATACTGACATTGATAGTGCGATAAATAGTTCAAGTGTTTGGACTTATACAACACCAACAGTTTGCAGAATAGGTGACTTTAGAAATTATGAACAAAGTGCAACAGTTCCTTATAGTTTACTAGTTCCTAATTATGTGTTAGCGAATAGCACAGGGAATGTAGTTAAGTTAATGTTAGATACAACAGCGAACTTACAACTAACTGATATATTTAGATTGTGTTTTTTTGGAGTAATAATCAAAAAAGATACACAAGTAATTTGTAAAACATTATCAACTAATATAGAGAGTGGAGGTACAACTTTAGATTTTTCGGGTTGTGGTTTACTTTCAACTAGTGGAACATTAACAATTATGGCCTTTATAACCGATATTGCAATAACAAGTTGGTCTTCAACAGTCTCACAGAATATTTGGTCTTTAGATCACATAAGCGGATATGCGAAGAAAAGTTGTTCGGTATATGTACAACAATCGGATGAATATATAATCGGATTAGATGGTGATATGACAATTATGGATAAAAAATGTATTACGTTTACAGGAACGATCAGTGTTAGTGATAGAATAACAAGAACCGCAACTATTAATTCGAACGCACCATTTAGTACAGATTATTTTTTACCTATTTCTAACGCAATTACAGTTAGTGTAATGAGAAATTCTGATGGTGTTATAGTGTATACTAATACTTATAATAGTGATTATATGACATCTCCAACCTCATTGACAATCGATATGATGAACGGTGAAGGGTGTAACTTCAATATACCTTCAGGATCAATACCAACATTGCCACAACTTGGGGTTAATGATCACTATGTATATATGTGGGCTCTTAATTTCACAACTTAA